TATTTGGGACTGTGCATGATCTACACGTAGACGATTTTTGTGATAATTATAATCAAATTTATACAATTATGTTTTATTTAAATAAAATATGGGATGTAAAATATGGCGGAGAAACAATTTTTTTAAATAGAGCATGTAATAATATTGATGCTTCTGTTATTCCACGGCCTGGTAGAGCTGTGCTCTTTGATGGATTTATTCCTCATGGAGCTAGAGAATTATCACGACAATGCGCTGAATTAAGAATTGTTGCAACATTTAAATACGAGGTAATTAATGTTTAATATTTTAAAAAAAATAAAAAAGAAAGATTTAGAAATACAGTTTATTGCAACCGATAGTGACATGGAAAAAATATGGCCTCCACCTAAACCAGCCACACATTTTATTCCTCAAGAATATAAAAACATGCCTCGTTTTGCAAATAATGATATGAAGGTATTAACAGTAAAAGCATGTGTTCCATTCTTAGACGCTATGACAGCAGGGTACATTATTCCATTTGATCAAGATTATGTTATTGATCCTACAGATACTGATTTTACCTTTACTCCTGCTAATTTTGCTAAAGTAGAAACACATCCTAAACAACAACTTCTTCCTGAATGGGAATCTATTATAGGAGAAAATGCAGGTAAATTTGAAAATAAGTGGCTTATAAAAACACCACCAGGTTATAGTTGTTTATTTGTCCACCCTATGAACCGCAATTTTAATCCTGATTGGACCATTATTTCAGGAGTAGTAGACACAGACAGCTATATTATTCCTATAAATTTTCCTTTTATTCTTAGAAAAAGAGATAAACAATTTCTTATAAAAAAAGGAGATCCTATGGTGCAAGTTATTCCTTTTAAAAGAGAGACTTGGAAAATGTGGAAAGGTTTTTATTTTGAAAAGGAGCATGGAAGAGGTTTTAAACATTTAACATCATTAATGTTTGACAGATATAAAAGAATTTTTTGGAAAAAGAAAAGTTTTAAATAATGAAAAAATTAACTGATTATATTGTAACAATTGATAATATTATTAATAAAAAAACATGTGAAGATGTTATTAATTCATGTGCATTTAAAGATTTTGAAGTAGCTGAAAGTCAGTCAACCGATCCTCGATATCGTTTATGTTATATTAGACGTTTAAATAAAACATTTGAAAGTACTTTTTTTGAAGCAGTAGGAAAATGTTTAAAAACTTATAGTGATCTTCATCCTTATTTTAGCACAGGTTTAACGTGTGAGGATACGGGATATGAACAATTACTTTACCTAGGAAGTGATAAAGGAGAATATAAAGAACATGTAGATCACTTAGATTTATTTCCTAGGGTATTGAGTTGTTCTTTTGTTTTAAACGATAATTATGAAGGAGGAGAGTTTTCTTTTTTTAATGGAGAATATATCGTTTCTCCTCAACAAGGAACCGTTCTAATATTTCCCAGTAATTTTATTTTTCCTCATGCTGTTAAACCAGTATCCAATGGGGATAGACATGCAGTGGTAACATGGATTCGTTAAAAAATTATAAGTATATTAAAAATTTACTTTCCCAAGATTTAAGAGAATTTATTACTTCTAGTACTTTAAGGTCTTTTGACAATGTTAAAGCGGATGCGAAAATTCCTTTGTCGTTTGCGATCCATTCTTCGGAAATGTCTATTTATCGTCAATTATTACATTTTGTAAAACCTAAAATAGAAGTAGCAACTAAACTTACTTTACTTCCTATCTATGCTTATAGTAGATTTTATTTGGCAGGTTCTTCTTTATTTAGACATAAAGACAGACCTGCTTGTGAAATAAGTGTTTCTCTTACACTAACTACTAAATACGATATTAATAAAAATTATGTTTGGCCTTTGTATATGAATGATACGCCTCTTAACATTAAAGAAGGAGATGCAGTTGTTTATCGAGGAAGAGATGTGGAACATTGGAGACCAGTTTTTGAAGAAGCAGATGGGAGTTGGCACCATCAAGTTTTTTTACATTACATTGATTCTAATGGTCCATGTACTACTTTAAAAGAAGAAATAAATAATAGAAATAGGTCGTTTAATGAAAGAGAACAATTACGAATTGAAAAAAGAGAAAAGCTAAACTAAGAATAGTCTTCGTCATAATCTCGCCAAGATTTAGTAAAATCAAAATAACTAGCAGTAGCAGAATTACCAGCATTAAAATCCTCTAGGGCATTTCCATCATCTACCCATTTTGTTTGAGCATTTTCATGTGCATTACCATAATCTATTTCAGCACTTCTAATTTGTTGTAGTCTAGTATCAGCCCACGTAAGAAGATCAGCTACAGTAGTTGTTCCTACTGCATCACTTGTAGAGTTTAATGCAACATTACCAGTCATATCCCCAGTAGAAGGATCTTTGTTTTGAATTTCATTTTGACCAACATGAGTATTCCAAATAACATAATGAATAGTGTTAGGAAGCCATGCATCGTTCCAATCTTTTCCTTTGTCTACCCAGTTAAGTAACATAGTGTCATCTACTGTAATTGTTTCATTATTTGCTATTACAATTTGTGTTGCCATCAATATCTCCTAATGTTTTATAATATAATTTAATACTAAATAAGGTGAAAAAGAATTAGTACCCGCAGCAGTTACAGTTCCTGTTAAATTTGTAGCTACCGCTACTGTCCCTGTTAAAGTTCCAGCAAGAGTATGAGAATGATTATGTCCAGTACCAGAACCAGCCTCATTCATAGGATTAGGGCTCCAAGTTGGCCCACCATCATTTACTTGTTGGCCATTTACTTTTCTGTAGTTACCACCAGTAATAGGCCCATTGTTTTCATTCATTTCATGTCTGTGAGAAGCTAATTGGGCTGAAGTTAAAGAAGTATTATCAATAGATCCTGTAACTGTAACTGATTGGTTATTAGTAACAGTGCTAGATCCTGCTTGATTATTTGTCACAGCAACTGTTACAGTATTAGCACCGCCAGTTCCTGCTAAGTTATATGTACTACCATCATAACCTTGAGCCATTTTGCCTTGAAGATTAGGCACATTAAAAGTAGTAGAACCATTACCAGCACCATATGTAGTTGAGATTACACCAAATAAATCCGCATAATCTGTTCTAGAAATGGCTGTGCCATCGCATAATACATATCCTGCTGGTGCTGTAGCCTTACCCCAAGGTTTAATAGTACCAACTTCTTGTCTTTTTACTATGTCTTGTAAATTAGCCACCTAATTCCCCCTTTCTAGTTTCGCCCCAAGTTAATAATTCTGCTACCGTAGTAGAAGCTACTGCATCAGAAGTAGAAGAAAGAGGTGTATTGTGTGTCATGTTATGGGTAGATGCATCTTTATTTTGAATTTCATTGTCTACTCCATCCCAGACAACTGCATGAATAGTATCAGGAAGAGCAGGCATTGAACTACCTTTATCACTCCAGGCTATTGTATAAGAATTATCTAGCCTAATGTAATTTCCGTTAAGTATAACTATTTTTGTTGCCATGTTTTTTCCTAATGTTTTATAATATAATTAACCACCACATAAGGTGAAAATGAATTTGTTCCTGCTGCTGTTACTGTTCCAGTAAGATTAGTAGCTACTGCTACTGTCCCTGTTAAAGTTCCAGCAAGAGTATGAGAATGGGTATGGCCTGTGCCATCCCCTGTATAATATACCATAGCATACCAAGTTGGTCCCCCACCATTAACATTTTGTCCTAAAGCTTTATTGTGTTTAGGAGATCGACCTGTAATACCACCATTGTTTTCATTAACATCATGTGTATGAGTAGCAAGTTGAGCTTCTGTTAAAGAGGTATTACTAATAGTACCAGTCATTGTAACAGTTTGATTATTAGTAACTGTGCTTGAAGCAGCTTGATTATTAGTAACTGCTACTGTTACAGTATTAGCACCCCCTGTATCAGCAAGATCGTATGAAGATCCCCCATCATATCCTTGTGCTTGTTTACCTTGAAGATTAGGTACATTAAAAGTAGTTGATCCATTTCCCGCACCATAGGTCGTAGAAATTACGCCAAATAAATCCGCATAATCTGTTCTAGAAATAGCAGAACCATCACATAATACATAACCTGAAGGAGCTGTAGCTTTTGCCCATGGAACAATTGTTCCTACATCACTTCTGTTACTTATGTCTTGTAAATTT